TAAAGAGAAGAAACATATGAAAGCGTTAGGTTACATCCGTGTATCAACAGATATGCAAGCAGAGAAAGGTACTTCACTTGAGAACCAAGTTGCACGTATCAAAGAGTTCGCTGAAAGTCGTGGTCTTGAACTCGAAAAGATTTACGAGGATGCCGGGTTCAGCGGTAAGAATACCAATAGGCCGGCTTTTCAGGAAATGTTTAGCAGAATAAGTTTTGGTGGTGTGAGTGCAGTTATCGTATGGCACAGCACACGCTTTGCTCGTAATCTCCGGGACTTCATTAACCACATGGCTGAGCTGGAAAAGAGAAAGATTAAGTTCTATTCCATAGAGGAGCCTGAGATGTCTGGATCTTCCGGCAAGGCAATGCGTAATCTTATGGCTGTCTTTGCCGAATATCAGTCCGATGTAACCTCCGAGTATACCAGATCAGTTAAGGCGAATCTTAAAAAGAATCTGCAAGTATACTGCGCTACTCCTCCCCTTGGGTTTATACATGAGGATGGTAAATTAGTCCGAGACCCAAACACTTACCAGATCGTGGAGCAAATCTTTTCCTTCAAGGCAGAAGGTATGTCGATGCATACCATAGCCAAAACACTTAATCGTTTAGGTTATAGTGGTCACAAAGGTGGTAAGTTTTATACAAGTACAATACAGAAAATATTAAACAATAAGATATATGAAAACATTTGAAACAAAACAAGACAGACAAATCATAGAACAAATTCAAGATTGTATCGAGGAAGTAATTGGTGTGCCTCGTGAGTTCTGGGTACACAGAAGAAGTAGGAAAATTGAAGAAGTAACGATACGTCACATCTATGGTTACTTCCTGAAAAATATGACCGGGATGTCCTTGCAGAGTATTGCAAATCACTTGGGTCACATTAATCATACAACCATTATCAGTTCAAATAGAGTGGTTGATAATTGGTTAAGCGTTCCTACTATGTATAGAAAAGAAAATCAAATCATTAAGCAAGTCGAGAAGTTATACGCAGAAAGGTATCCGGAATGTATTACTGAACTTATTGATTAATCCTATTAATATGAAAGTAAAAATAGATCATGAGATGAACATTGTTCCTATCAAAAAGAGAACAGCGTTGAAATTATTCACACTGATAATGGTTGGTGTAGTTGTTATTACCAATATATATCTATTGACAAAGAACCCGGAGATTCAGACCATATACCGGTATCTGAGTCCCGATCACAACCACAATGATGTACCGCTGACACAAGATTCTTTGACTGCGGAATTGCACAAAGATGGATGTGTTCTAGTTAACGTAGCGATTGCTCAGGCTCGTCTGGAATCTAATCTCGGCAAGAGCAATGTGGGTAGGAACGCAAAGAATATGTTTGGTATTACTTACCACAACTGCAAGTATGTCTCCGGCAAGTACGGACCATACGCAACCTACAAAACGTATCGTGACAACATCAAATGCTACATCCACATCCAAGACTATTATCTCCGGGCAATCGATGGCAAGTATGCTGAAGCACCGGATTACGTTCAAACAATAAAGAAACTGAAATGATATACATAGAAACAAAACAGCAGACGAAAGTAAGACAGAACATTGTAGAATCTATCGAAGATGTACTCGGTGTTCCAAGAGAACTATGGGAGATACGCAGAGGTCGTACCTCACAAGAGGTAATGATTCGCCATATCTTTATCCATATGTTGCACAACTACGGAAAGTTTACACTGCAAAACATTGCACGTATCGTAGGACTCAAAAATCATTCTACTGTTATCCAGTCTATCAATCTTACCAAAGAGTGGTATACTGAGTACAGATGGGTGCATGAAAGAATTTTGTTAGACCAGATCAAAGAAAACTATGAACAAAGAATTAATAAAACTGCTGAGTCATTTGCTTGATAAGAGCGATCCCAATTGGGCTCAGAACCCGGAACTAATCGATGCTATGAATAAGCTACATGAAAGAAAAACTTTTGCTCCACCAACTCTTCAGGAAGTAATTGATGAGCTGGCAAGACAAAAAGTATTTAATCATGTGGTCCAGGCTACCAAGTTTTGGAATTTCTATGAGGCTAAGAATTGGATGATAGGAAAAAACAAAATGAAAAATTGGAAAGCAGCCATCAAGACTTGGAACTTTGAAAAAGAAAGTATATTTTTGTAAACTTGCTTATGAAAAAGACCATAGACATAGTCGTAGGAATACTATATTTTATCTTTTTGATATACGCATCGTATTGGTGTTGCTACAAATCTTTTAAGAACATGGATGATCTAGTCGAACAAACAACTAAAAAGAAATGAAGATACCTGAAATCAAGGAGATACCATTCTCCATCTGTGAACACAGCCCAAGGGCACAGAGCATCTGCGAACCAGATGAGATACTTGGCTACAACGAGTTCTGTAAAAACATTCAAAAACAAATATTAAACATTTATGAATCTACGAGAAGCATTGAGACTCAAGAAAGACTTTGGGTTTCAGAAGAAAACAGTAACAACTACTGAGAGCGGTCACGATAAAGTATTCCATTACTTTGAGACAACGATTAATGGTTTGCCCTTGATGATAACCAATGACGATGATAATCCAAATTGGTACGGAACAATCTTTGATTACCCGGTCAAGTTCTATACACCGGCTAGTTTTAGGGGATTGATTCTATCTGTTATGGAAGGACATTGGAATGAGTAAACTTGAGTATGTAAATCGTAATAACAATGTAATTACATTTACCAAGTTGGATGACCAGTCAGTTATCATGGAAGGTGTGCAGTTTATGCGTGCCAAGTATGATGCTGATTTGTATCAGCCGGATGATAATGTGTATGACATGGTTGACCCGGATGGTGGACCGTATCTTACTAAGGGTATGTCTTTAGAGCATATCAATAAGAATTGGTATCACCTGATCATCCGGTACTTCTCGATTGAGGACACAAATAAAATCCATATTTATTTCTATCCGGACACCATCAGCAAGAACATTACCAATGACCGTGTGATCTGGAAGATATACAATACTGATGGAGAGATAATTGCTCAGAAGGATTCTTATGAGAAGGCTATTAGATTTATAGAAAGTAAGTACGACTACGATGAATTCGGACAAGCTTGTAAGGTTGGGAATTGACTTGAGGAACAGATGGAGCGGAGAGGTTAAGACTCTCTGCCCCAAATGTTCTAATCAAAGAAAGAAAAAGAATGATCCTTCACTCGGTGTAAACATAGATACCGGTGTTTGGAAATGTCACCACTGCGGATGGTCAGGTTCAGTTAATCAGTATGTGAGACCCGAACCAAAGAAACCTATTCAGACCGATGGGATTTATACTTACTTTGAGAAACGTAAGATTACGAAGGAAACAGTGGACCTTTTTGGAATTACTGAGTCAACCGAATGGATGCCCCAGGATCAGAAAGAACACAAGGTTATTTGCTTTAATTATTTTCTAAACGATGAACTTATCAATATCAAATTCAAGACCGCTGACAAGAAGTTCAAGATGGTCAAAGACGCACGCAAAATCCCTTATAATGTGGATTCAATCAAAGACTCTGAGTATGTTATCATATGCGAAGGAGAAGAAGAGACAATGGTCTGGCATCAGTCTAACCTCAGAGCAGTTTCTGTGCCTAACGGTGCTAGTCGGAACAATAACAATCTTGACTGGCTTGATGCTACTTATGACCTTTTTGAGTCAAAAATAATTTACCTTGCAACTGATAACGATGAGCCCGGAAGGAAACTGCGCCAAGACATAGCACGTAGGTTCTCTAGCCATGATATCCGTATCATAGATTTTCCGGAGAGCGAGAAGGATGCCAATGATTGCCTTAAGAGATACGGTCAGGATTTTATATCTCGTTTATTCCACGATGCTAAACCACTTCCGGTGGAAGAAATATCTTACGCCATGGACTACTTGGATACCATCAAGTCTTTTCAGACCGATGGATATCCTGTTGGTGCTTTGGTAGATATGACTGAGACCGATAAGCATCTGTCGTGGAACCGGGGAGAACTCGGTGTGGTTACAGGCATCCCGGGTTCAGGTAAAAGTACATGGCTCGACTATATGTTTGTTCGCCTTGCCTACCTAAAGAACTGGAAGTTTGGAATCTTCTCACCTGAGAACATAGCACCGCTGAAAATTACCCGGATGAGCGAGCAATTGTTGAACAAGCCATTGAATCAGATGAATACCGGTGAGTTGGAAGCAAGCGTG